AAAATTGCAATGAGTCAAATCTTTGCAGCAGGAGAAAAAGCCAAAACTCAACAAGCACTTGTTCAGAAACAACAAGAGCATGGTCAAAAACTTGTTCATAACCAAGAGGTGACAAAATCCAAAATTCAAGCTACCAAGGCACAAGCAGCCGCGAAACCCAAGAAGATCCAGTAAAGCAAGAGTGGTTGGTACATCCATACACTCGACAACTTCGGCGTAATTTACAAGAAGAGCTAAACCGGATTCTTAACATGGTGCTCACATGGAGCCCAGAAGATTTAAAGCAACAGCAAGGACGAGTACAAACACTCACAGAAGTCCTAGCTGATATTTCCCCAGAGGAGAAGCAATGATTAATGTAGTTGGTTGTCGTATTCTTGTTAAACCGTTTGAGCTACAAGAGCATGACAAAACATTTGCTAGTGCAAAGAAAGCTGGTATTGTCCTTATGGATTCCAGTGAACGCAAAGAACAAATTAATGTCGATAAGGGAACAGTTGTAGAAATTGGTTCCAAATGCCACGAAGACTACGTTTCCAATTTAAAAGTTGGTGATGTCATTGGTTATGCCAAGTTTGGTGGTAAGTTTGTTTATGACAAGGATGACTCAGTTCACCTCATCATCAACGACGAAGACGTAATTTGTATTTACAAGGAATAACATGACAGAAGAAGCAAAGCCAGTAGAGGGCACAGAGCAAGTTGAACAGCAAGTTGTAGAACCAACTGAAACTGAAAAACGTGCAATGGAAATGGGATGGCGTCCCAAAACAGAATTTGAGGGTGATGAAGATAGCTTCATTGATGCCAAAGAATTTGTACGCCGAAAGCCATTATTTGACAAGATTGAAATTCAATCTAAAGAAATTAAGAATGTTCGTAAAGCCATTGAAGCTCTACAGCAACATTATACAGCACGAGAAGCGGCTGCTGTAGAACAAGCACTTTCAAAACTACGCACAGCGCGCCAGACAGCCATTTCCGATTCAGATGGTGAAAGTTTTGAAGCTATTGATACAGAAATTAAACGTGTTGAAAAAGAATCTGAGCGCCTAAAACAACTAGAAACTCAGCCTGTTGTACAACAACAAGAAGAGCTTCATCCAGAGTTTCAAGCATGGACCTCGCGCAATCGCTGGTATAATGAAACTAGCTATATGCGCAACTGGGCTGATACCCACGGTGTTGAACTTGCTCGTCAAGGACTCAAGCCTGCTGAAGTATTAGTTGCTATTGAAAAGGCAGTTAAGAAAGAGTTTCCTCAGAAGTTTACAAATCCAAATAAGCAATCTGCTCCAGATGTAGAAAGCGGCCAGCGTGGTGCCACAAGTGGCGCTAAGGGCGATGGAATTGAACTGTCTGACCAAGAGCGTAAAATCATGAATACGCTGGTGCAAAGTGGCACCATGACCAAAGAAAAGTACCTTGAGCAGCTTAAAGCTATCAAGGGAATTAAGTAAGAATAGGGAATCAAAATGACTCGACAAACTCCCCAACCAGTGGCAAGTGCCCGCCCTCGTCGGACTCCTTTATCAGTGCGGAATCGCCTTGATATTAAAAACAAGAAGCCCGGCTATGTATATCGAATTGTCAACGATGTTGAAGATCGTGTAGCTCGTCTACAGGAACAAGGTTATGAGATTGTTTCTGCTGAGGATGCTGGTATGATTGGAGACAAGCGTGTGGACAACATTTCTGCACCCGGTTCTAGTTCTTATGTCTCTGTTGGTCAAGGTGTCAAAGCAGTAGCTATGGCAATTAAAGATGAGTGGTATCGTGAAGATCAAGCTCAAAAACAACAACAAGTAGATGATAGTGAACAAACAATGAAAACTACGCTTAACGGCGGAGATTACGTCCCAAAGACGTAAGCATTGTTAGCCATCGGGTGAATCCAATTGCACTTTGAAAGGATAAGCTAATATGGCTAATACTTCTAAAATTGCTGGCTTTCGTGCGGTGAAACATACCAATGGTTCACCCTACAACGGCCAGACAAATATCTATGGTGTGCTTGCCTCAGACGGCACTGCACTTTTTGTGGGCGATCCTGTTAAACTAGATGGCTCAGGTACTGCTGGTGGTGTTGCTTCTGTTACTAAAGCAACCGCTGGCGCTGCTGTTCTTGGTGTTGTACAGGCAGTTATTCCCGCTAAAATGGACCCAGTTACTGGTGCTATGACCGCTGGTTCTATTGCTCTTGATACTCCTCAATATCGTGCTGCTTCTACTGCTGCTTATGTACTAGTTGCTGACGCTGATGACGTTGTATATGAAGTTGAAGCCGTCACTGGTTCTAACGCTTCGTATGCTTTTGCTGTTGCTGATATTGGTCTAAATGCTGATCTAGCTACTGTTGCGGGTTCTACCACAACTGGTACTAGTGCTGCTGCCCTAGACATGGCAACTAAAGCGACTACCGCTACTCTCCAATGGAAAATCCTTGGCAGCGTTCAGCGTGTAGATAATGAGCCAACTGGTAACGCAACCAAGGTACTTGTTAAAATTAACAATGCTATCATGGGTGGTGGTACTGGCGCTACTGGCGTTTAATAAGGAGCTAATATGAGCGGCGTAATTGCAACTTCCAGCTTTGCTAAAGCCCTATGGCCCGGTGTTAATACTTGGTATGGCGATGCATATGCACAATATCCCGTGGAATGGGACAAGCTGTTTGAAAAGAACACATCACGTAAAGCATTTGAAGAAGATGTTGGTGGTAGTTATTTTGGTCTTGCTGTCGTTAAAAACGAAGGCGCTCCAGTAACTTTTGACACTTCACGTCAAGGCTTCACATCACGATACAACCATGTGGTCTATGCTCTTGGTTTTATCATCACCCGTGAAATCTACGAAGATGACCAGTATGATGTTGTTGGTAAGCTCAAGGCCCAAAGCCTAGCTTTCTCAATGCGTCAAACAAAGGAAATTGTTGGTGCTAACGTCTACAACCGTGCATTTAACACTGCATACGTTGGTGGCGATTCAGCAACTTTAATTGCCTCTGCTGGTGGTGGTGGTTCTACTACTGCTCCTAATATTGCTGGTGGTACTTACACCAACGGTGTGGCAACTGCGGTTGACCTTTCAGAAGCTGCCCTAGAGCAAGCTTGTATTGACATTGCCAACTTTACCAATGATCGTGGTTTAAAGATTGCGGTTCGTCCTAAGACACTAGTGATTCCCAAAGAACTAATGTTTGAAGCCAGCCGTATCCTCAAGACTGAAGGTCGTGTTGGTACAGATAACAATGACCTTAATGCTCTTAAGAGCATGGGTATGGTTCCTGAAGTTGTTGTCAATCACTACCTAACAGACACTGATGCTTGGTTCATCCGTACTGACTGCCCCAATGGCCTTAAGTACTTTGAACGCCGTGCTGATGAGTTTGGCATGGATGAAGATTTTGACACAGAGAATGCTAAGTATAAAGCAAGTGCTCGTTACAGCTTTGGCTGGACCGATCGTCGTGCTATCTACGGTAGCCCAGGCGCCTAAGGCGTAATTTTATGAGAGGCGGGTTCCGTTGAACCCGCTTTCTCTTTCCCATACAAAAGGAAATATCATGGCTTTTATCTATGGCGATCCAAACACTGCTGG